TGAATTAGGGGATAGAGTATTTCGTGAAAGTATATCAGATAATAATGAGCAATTAACTGAAAAATTTTGGCCTTTTAAGAAAAAAGCACCAGAACCACAAAGATATGAAGCTAGAATGATATGTTGTCCTCCATTTAAAAAAGAACCTTTAGAAGTAATGCTACCTCCTATTACTTCGGTAGATGATCCTATTGTTGATCAATATGTTCAATTAATAAGAAAAAAACATCCACATTCTCCAATTATGTTAAGAAGTGAAGCAGGTTGGAAAACTTTTTATGAAAATACAAATCACGAGTATACAGTTAAAGCATATAATAAAGAAGGTAAAATTGTAGAATCAAAAGCTGGTAATTTACCGATTGCTATGGGTTTATCTGAAAAATTATATGAATCTAATAATTATAATAAAATAGAAGTATTAAAAGAAAATAAAACAATTAGTACATATAAAGGTTTAAAAGAAGGTTGGTTATTAGAAGATAAGAAAACACCCGATGAAGAAGATTTTGAATATAATTACTATAAAAATGAAAAAGATCAAAATAAACTAAATAAAAGTAAAAAATCTTATAAATTGAGTAAAGCCGATACTAAAAATAGCGATTTTTGGACTAAGTTAGGTAATGATGTACTTAATACAAATCTTGCTCAAACTGCAGGTCAAGCTGGATTAAGTGCTTTAACTGGTATCAATCCTGCTTTGTTAGGTGGTGCAACGCATGCTTTAACTAATTATCTTCTAAATAAGCATAATATTGAAACTACGCGTAAAAATAAACTTAAAGATTTAAAAGCAAAATATGATATAACTGAAGATTTTATAGATCCAAAAAATCTAAAAGGCTTAATGACAACAGATGATTTATCTTCAGATAAGATAGATTTACAGCAAAACTATGCTGATATTACAAATCGTTTGCTATATACTTTATCTGGTATACATCCTTCTTTAGATGATACCAGAAAACCAAAAATTCAATGGCCAAATAGAATAATCAAAAGATGCCCTCTATTAAAAATACCTTCTCTTGTTCCTGAACGTTATTTTGTATTGGGTGGATTTGTACCAAGTAAAGATGTACCAAGAAAAAAAGAATTAGTAGATATATTATCTCAAATTAATAATCTTCCAGAAGAATTAGAAGCATTTAAAAATGAATATTTAGATGGAAAAAAGGATAAAGTAGTATTATATCCAAAAGTGGCAATAGAAGAAAATGGATTTGATAAAAATGGTAATCAGTTATATATATGGAAAGTAGATACAAAAAATCCTATTAAAATCCCTGTTAATTTATTTAAAGCATTTTTAGAGGAACCTGAAAATGCAGATACTATGGAGAAATTTAATAACAAACATCCAGAAGATTTGGATGAAAGATTAACAGATGACTTACAAGCCGTAAATACATTAGCTGATAAATATCCAGATTGGGAAGCTAAATATAGTGATATTTATGATCTAGACCGCTTTGATTTAGTTACAAGAACTAATATATATAAAGATTGGAGAGATGCTTCAGTTAATAATACTATACATACTGGTAGAGAATTAACAAAAGAAGAAATAGATGAAAAATATTATTATCCTATATTAAAGAAACAATTAAAAATCAATATTAAAAATGAAGTAGATCAAAATATATATAATGGAATTAAAGCTCTTTTAGGTCAAATTCCAGAATTTAAAAGAGAAGAATTATATGATTATTTATATACATTAACTGATGAAATAGCCGAAACAACTAACAAACAAGAAATATCTAGAATACTTAATAGTGCTTGGAATAATGTATTTAGCAAATATTATACTGAATATTATATTAATTATTATAATAATAATAAATTATATAATATAGAAAAAGGTCTTAATGAAGTAAACAGTAAAAATTTAATCACTTTTGAAAAGGATAAAGATAATCTCATAAAAAATTATACAGTATCTCCTAAAAATTCAAATAAAAATATTCAAACAAATACTTTAAATAACTTAGCTATGCCAGATGTTGTAAAAATTAAATATGAAAATAGTTTAAAATCTCATGTTGATCAATTAAATATAAAATATACAAAAGATACAAATAAACCAATATTATCTACAGATTATCAAACTATCAAAAGTATGGGTTTAGATAAAAGATTAGAAAAAGATGTTACTATTAAAACAAAATCTGGTATTAAAGATAAAATATTTAGTCAAATTCAAAAAGAATTTGATGACAATGAAAAATATGAAAAATGGAAAAATACACATACAATAAAAATATTCAATAGTAAAGAAGAATTTGATCAATGGAAAAATGAACACGAAAATGAAATTACTTTGGATATGCAGTTTATTATATCTACATTAAATTCTGAAAACTACAAAGAATATGGAGTATATAAATTTGATAAGGCTCAAAATTTAGTACCAGTTTATATACCTAAACACAAGTATAGATATACAGGTTACAATAATGATTATGAATTTGTGACTGAAGAAGAACCGTTAGAATTTAGTGTTTCTTTTAGAGATAAGCAAGAAATCACATTTAAAAGTATGGAAGATTTTGAAAAACAAATACAAAAAGCTAAAAAGAAAAATGATAAAGAATTTTTTAGTACTCGTATGCTTTTCAATATAGATGGCAAAGAATATAGATGGGGTAGTGATGGTAAATTAAAATTAATTCCAAAAACAGTTACTTATAAAAATAATGATGAATTTGATACAGTGTTACAAAATAAATATGTTGTACCACAGGATGAAATTTTAAAACAAGCTGCAGAATTAAAAGATAAATATGAAGAATTACCACATGTTACAGGAACATTAGATCAGGTTTTAGATATGACTGGATTACAAAAACATTTAGAACCAGGTGCTAGAAGTAGAACATATAAGCGTATAGCGAGTATGAAAGGAGATGATAAAAATCTAAATGGTGCTTATAATTTTGTTAAAAAAGTAGTAGATAAAATTAAAAGTTTAGAAAAGCGTAAAGTTGATATGGATAGTGATGAAGCAAAGCAAGAATTAAATGCTCTTTTAAGAAACATTGCTACTGATACTGAAGATATTGGATCTTCTCACGATAAAATATTAAAACATATTAATGTATCAAGTTTTGGTGATTGGTTAGATTCAACTGATGATTAACAAAGGAATATAATAATGAATAACAAAAATTGGCAAATGCTAGTAGAAGATGCTAAAAAAGACATTAGTAAAAAATATAGAAAGCTAACACCTTCTGAATATGTAGAGCAGTTAATGTCTGATTATAATGCTATGCTTGAAAAAGTTGGTAAAAAAGCAGCATCTAACTTTTTAAAAGCTAATTTAAATAGTTTAGCTTTTAAAAGTTATTCATTAAAAGATCAACAAAATATTTTAGATAATTTAGGTTCGCAAGCTCTAACTCCAGAAGATACTGAAATTATTGATCAACAACTAGAACAGTATCATATGAAAACAAATTTTAAAAAAGATGCTCTAGATAAATTTAAAAATAGAAAGTTAGGAGTTAATTTAAAAGCAAACGGCTATACTTTAAATGCTATCTTTTTATTAGCGCATGGACTTAATACTGTATTATTAGATGGTATTCCATTATGGGATGAAGAACATAAAAAAATGGTTAAATTTGCAGGTTTTGATAAAAAAGATAGCAAGTTTATTAAAAATAATAATATTGATTTAAATCTAAATGCAGATGATATGCCAGATTATAAAACATATCCAGAAATAGATAAAATCAACTTAAAGTATTATGATCTTGTAAGAAAAGATCATACTGATTATAAAGCCACAGATACTTTTTTCAGAAAAGAAACCAGTGATACGATGACCATACAGGATTTTATAGATAATATTTATAATTTACCTATAAATCAAGAAGCAATTAAAAGAGCAATTTTAGGTCATCCATTAACAGATAGAGCTATGGAAAACAAAATAGCTAGATTAAAAGCAAAAGGTATAGATATTGATCAAAATGATCCTTATGCCAATAAAGAATTAATAACTAAGTTAAAAACAAAAGAATTAGATCGAAATGTAGAAAAATATATGGATGATAGTGAAGCTTTAGAAGATATGTATACTAGTCCAGAGCTAATAGAAAAGTTAAATGAAGTAAAAGAAAATCATATCGATTTAATAACAAGAACTTTCATTAAGAAAAAACAAGATGGTTTTACAAACGAAGATCTATCTTTTATATTAAAAGAATGGGAAAAATATTTATCTTGGAAAGACAGATACCAACCATATTTCAATGAAGTAAAGAAAAAATTAGAAGCTCAAAATAAAGAGCATAAGTTAGCTGAATTAGAAGATATGAAAAAAACATGGTTTAGATCAAATTTAAATGATAAAGAGTTATTTAAAGAAATAAGAAAATGGTATCAAGGTGATTCATTAACTACCAACGAATCTATAAACGAAGCTAGAGGACATTCTATACAGCCACAAAGAGTATCTGATCCAAGAAAAGTGACAGAAATTATGGCCAGAATTGGAATACCACCTAAATTTCATCAAATCTATATCTTAGAACCTGGTATTAAAGACAAAGAAACTGGAAAAGTTATTAGACCAGATAGACGCTTTGTGATCGCAGGATTTGAAGATTTAGAAAAAATTTCAGCTTTTGTAGATTACAAAGAGGCTGAAAATAATATAAAATCATATTTACAACAAGAAGATGGTGATAATGAAACTCTCATGAGAATGATGAATAGTTATAATCAATTAAAAAATGAAGCTCCTTCAGCTAAAACTATTGTTGTATATACAAAAGAATGTAATGAGCAAGGCGTACCAACTGGTAGACAATATAAAATGAATTTAGATACAATTTATCAATTAATAAATTTACCAGAAAACGCAGAAAGAGAATTTGATACAAATGATAATGAATTATTAAAAACTTATGATACTATAGATCCACATAGAAGTAAAAATCCTGGTAGCTTTATCCATGAAACATTACCTCCGGAAATGTTAGAGTATTTAATAAATATGGCTAAAGAACGTTATGTTGATGAAGTACCGCGTGGATTTAGTATTCCTCATGGTTTAACTGGTAAAACATATGAAAAATATTGGGGTACGCGGGCTTTATTAAATACACTTAGACTTTCTAATTATCCGGCATTTAGAGAAAATGGTTATAAAGCACAAAAGAAAGATGGACAAATATATTATATTGGAATAGCTGGAGATGAAAAAGATAGTAAAATGAATAGATTCCCGCCTAAAAGTATTACAAGAATGGTATAAAATATGTCTAGATTTAAAAAATTAGTTGAAAATATTAATGATATTAAAGAATGGCTAAGTCAAAATCAAATACAAGAAGGTGAAAAGAAAGTATTTGATAAAGATTCAGGATATAATTCATCTAAAGATGAAGAATATATTTTTGAAAAGTTAAAAGAAAAATGGCCAGATGTTAAAATATCTTATACTGATGATAGATTTGTTAATCCAGATACGCATCGTCATTTTCAAGCCGATTATTATGTACCATCTGAAGATTTATTCATGAATTATAATAAAGTTTGGACGCATGGTAGAAGAAAATATAATCCAAATGATCCGAATTGTCAAAAAGATGTAGAATGGTTAAAATCTCAAGATGGCGATTATTATAAGCGTGCTTTAAAGCAATGGACAATTACAGATCCAATTAAAAGAAAAGTAGCAGAATTCAATGGATTAAAGCTTATCGAATGGTTTAATTTAGATGAATTTAATACTTGGTATCAACATCCTGAATTATCATATGAAGAATATAAATATGCTCCAGATAGTATGCAATATGATAGTGAAGAATACTTTAAACAAAAAGCCCGTGGTAGAGATGTCTATGGTGTAGATTCAGATCCATATGCGGCTTAAATTTGAGTTTAAAAAGTTCTAATAGTTAACAAGGAAATTATAGCACATGAGTAAATTTAGAACATTAGTAGAAGAAGAAAGTCAATATTATTTTGGACCTAAAACAACTAAATATGTTATTGTTTATACTGCCGGGTGGACTGGTCCTTGGGGTGATGACAAAGAAGTTGAAGAATTAAATGCTGGTGATGATTTAGAAAAAGCAAAACAAATGTGTAAAGATTTATCTATTAAATTAGGTAAGCTTGTAGATGTCTATGAATATGAATCAAACACGCATATTGCAAGATATATTAAAGGTATTAGAACAGATTCATCCAATAAACCAATTAGTGAAGAATAATTAAAATGGCAAGTTTTTATCCAATTAAAGATCTTATTGATAGTGCAATAGCTTTAGATGTAGCTAATCCAAATTTTGCTATATCTGATAAAGAAACATTGCTTAAAGAAGCTGCTATTAAATTAGGCACATTAGATTATTATCGTACTTTTCCTATGCGTATTAATATGTGTACAGCTTATAGTTCAGATAGTGGTTATATGTCTACGTTTAATTGGAGTAATGTAGTTAGACCTATTATGGAAGATGGAATGTTAGTTATTCCATTTACAGATGTATTTAGTAAAGGTGCTCCTAGAGTTCCAGAAGATCAAATGCAACATGCATATTTTATGGGTGTTATGAGAGTAGAAAGACCTGCTTGGAATACGTGGTCTAATCCAAGTATGTGGAATATGCAAATGTTTGGCATTCAAGTTGGTAATAGTAATTTCGATTTGATGCAAACTATCTTAAGTAATACATTAGATGATTTATCTACGGGTCAACCACAATATACTATTAATCGTATGAAGGATCGTATTGAAGTATTGATTCCTTGGGGCTTTGGTATGCTTTCATGGCAAATTGCTTTAGGCTTTACATCTCCAGAATACGTTGAACCTTCTAAATCTGATCATTTATTAAAATTCATATCATATCGTTTTATTGAATCTATTATCCAAGCTAGAAGTGGTGTTGAATTAGAAGGTGATTTCAAAATCAATACAGAAGCATTAAAAGCAAGATTAGATAGATTAAAAGAAGAATGTGATAGTTTAAGAAATCACAGTGTATTATATATTAATCAATGGAATTAATATAAATACTACTATAATTTATTATAAATTAAGTTCTAATTAATATTAGAAAAGCTTTTTTAAATTTTTAACAAAGGTAATCATAAAATGCTAAAATCATTAGATACAGTTGCAACCTTAGATGATCCATTAAAACAGTTTGTGTCTACTTGGACAATGGGTTTAACAGGTAATTTAGTTTCTGACGTTTTTTCGGGTTTGAATGGTACAGAACAACTTGAATTACGTTGCCAATCATATAGTCTTCCTACAATGACAAATGACCAAACTGAAGTAACATGGGCTGGTTTTAAACGTGTATATGCTGGTAAACAAACACGTCAAGGTTCATGGACAGTAAACTTCATCGAAGTTTGGGATGCTAAGATTGCAGAAGGCTTTAAGAAATGGTTAAATGTATTACATAATTATGGTGCTGGTACAATTTCTTTATTGAAAGATTATAAAGCAGATGTAAATATCTCTTTAGTTAATCCAGACGTATATGATGCAAATTCTGAAGCTCGTAGTGCAGAAAAATATGATATTAAATTGTATGATGTATTTCCAACTGAAGTTTCATTGGGTGAAATTGATGCATCTAGTTCAAATCCAGTTGAAATCAAAGCTACATTTAATTTCAATTATTTCTTAATGGGTAATGAAATTGATAAATCTGCTTAATTTATTTAGCATATAAAATATTGATATACCCTCTAATTTAGGGGGTATATTTTTTTAGTTAAATCAACAGTTATTTTCTATTATTAAGAAGTTCTATACATTAAAGTATACTTATATTATAAGGATAATTATCAATGAAAAAGATTATTTCACCTGTTACAGGTAAATCAAAATACTTGCTTATAGAAAATTGCGAAGTTATTTCTGATATTAAGATTTCAAAAGATTTAAAAGAATCTTTAAAATTATCTGCTGGTAAAAACGGTACATTAATTGTTAGAAACTTGCCAGGCACAATTTTAAATCGTGAAAATCAAAACGGTCGTATTTATTCAACACAAGTTTTAGCACAAGCTATTCAAGAAGCTAGACCTTTATTAGAGACAAAACAATTATTAAGTCAAGCTTGTGAACATCCAGAAGGTTCATTTGTATCTCCTACAACAGCATCTCATGTGGTAACAAATGCATATATTAAAAAGAATGTAAATGTTACTATAGATGGAGAACCTGGTCGTTATGATATGTTATTTATGGATATTGAAGTATTAAATACAGATGAAGGTAAAAACTTACGTGCTTTGTTAGAAGCTGAATGTTCTGTAGGTACTTCTATTCGTGGTGTTGGTGATATGGAAGGTAAATATGTTAAGAATTATGAAATCTTAGGTATTGATTTCGTTGGTAATCCAAGTTCTTCTACATTTACACGTATGCCTGTATCTGAATCAGTACAAGTAGAAGTTAAAGATCCGCGTAGCTTACAAGAAACATTCACAGTAACTACATCTTCTACTAATGTTGTACGTGATTTAGATCAAGCTGCTACATTACAACAACAATTAGAAGGTATTGGTTATGGTACTGTAACTAAAACTTCCACTAAACTAGATCAAGAAACAGATCCTAAGACAGGTGCACAAACATCTATTGCTACATTGGAAACAGAAACTTCTGATGATGTATCTGATTTAGACCAAGCTTTACAAATGGCAAGAAATGCAATGTTAAATGGTACAGTTAATGTAGATAGTGTTACTATTGAAAATGTTCCAGAAGATGAAGAAACAAAAGAATCTGTAGAAGAAGCTGGTTCAGAAAATAATATAGAAACATGTGAACTTTGTGGTGATGTAGATTCTCCAAATGAATTATATAACATGAAAACAGATGACAATAAACGTTTTGTAGTTTGTGATCGTTGTAAAAGAGCTATCATTGCTAAAGGTGAAGCAACAGATGGAGAATTTGAACCATTAACAGATTTTGATTTAAGAAATGAAAAAGGTGAAGCTGTGGAATACGAATCAGAAACAAAATTAAATGAATTCCTTAATGCTACTGCTACAGTAGGTGACATTACAGCTAATGATAATGATGTAAACGTTGGTGGAGCTATGAATGGTCAAACCGAATCTGATGATGAAATGAAAGAATTCTTAGATGTTAATGCAGAAGTAGGTGACATTAATGCTAATGGTAATAAAGTAAATGTTGGTGGTATGATGAGTGGTTTACTTTCAAATGAAGCAGAAGATGAATATGTACCAGAAAAAGCCATTTTAAACGAAAAACCTATTACAGAAGCTAAGAAAGAAGAAGACAAAGATCCTAAAGAAGGTAAAAAATTCGTATTAAAAGCAGGTAATCGTGGATTTGTTACAAAGAATGATACAGATAATGCGATTGATTTTACTGATGATCCTAAGCAAGCTTTGCATTTTGTACAAGGTCATGAAGAAAATGGTATGATTCCAATTTCTAATATTAAAAAGATTTTGGATGGTATGGGTATTTATGACACAGAAAAATACTTCCAAAAAAGCTCAACTAATTTAGGTGGTGAAGAAAAAGAACCTAAAGAAGAAGGTCTTGCTGGTGCAGTATTAGGTGGTGCAGCAGGTAGTATGGTTGGTCATCCTATTATTGGTGCAGCAGCCGGTAGTATCACACAAGATGTTGCAACAGAAGATGAATCTGTAATAAATGAAGAAAACGGCAGTGATACAAAATATTGTGCTGTAGTTACAATTAATGATAACAACGGCACTCAAAATGAACATGTTAATGTATCTGCTACAGATTTAGATGGTGCACAAAAAGAAATTGCAAATCTTTGGGAAATGAAACAAAAAGCTTTGGCTGGTAATGGTACAGTTGATATTGTATTAGTAGATACTGTTGGTGGTCAACAATTACACTTTAATCCAGAAAGCCATTTATTAGAATCTAGCTTAACAGAAGATAGTAATGATCCAATTCAAGTAAACGATAATAAAGTGATTACTAAATTGGATGATGATCACGCTGTAGAAAAAGAATTTGATACTAATTTACAAGCACAAACTGCAGCTCAAGCAGCAAGTGCAGGTAAAGTAGATAGTAGTGTATTAGTTCCAGAAGCAGCCGATGATTCTATGAATGAAAAATTATATAGTAATCCTTCTGAACCATCTGATGAATTACAAAAAGAACCATTAACAGATGCAAACAATAATATATACTTTACTTTAAGTAATATTGATTGGGATATTGATAAAATCTTAAGTTTAGTAGATGATAGCGAAGGTAGTGTACAAGAAATATTTGATGAATTACCAGATCCTTGGATAATTGAAGTAAATGAAGACGATTTATTTAATGCTGTAAATAACGGTCAACAAATAAAAGCATTTATATTAGATGCAGCAAATAAACAATCTCCATTTGGTATGAATAGTATTAACAATGCTATCGTTGATAAAGTTACAGATGGTAGAGAAGAAATATGGAATGGTGATTTTTCATTATAAAGAACAGTTCTATATAATATAAATAGTTTAAGAATACTAATTTATTTCATGAAATAAAACTAGAAAACTAGAATATAAGGAAAATAAAATGACAAAAGCAGAAGTGATCGCAAAGATCAAAGAAAGTATGAAAGAATCTAACGTTTTGAATGTTACAGATGCTGAACAAACAGTTGCTAACATTGAAGGTAAAGAAGTTGACGACGTTAAAGCCGCTACAGGTATGCCTTCTGCAGAACCAGTAAATGCAAAAGAAGTTAAACAATATGCAAATTCTGCAGAACCAACATTAGTTCCAGCTGATGAAGACGGTGTTTCTAAAAATGGTGGTGAATGTGACTGTATCAACGGCGAAAAGGTTGAAGCAGAACGTAAGAAAGAAGATAATGCTATGAAAGATGTTATCAACGTAGCAGATCGTAAAGTTGAAGAAAATACAGAAGTTCAAGCTGAATTGTTAAAACAATTAGAAGAAGCTGCTATCCGTGAAGAAAATTATAAAGCACGTGTAGTTGAAATTAACAATTTATGTGAAGAAGCATTGAAACTTCAACGTGAAGAATTGATTAAATCACATAGTAAAGAAATGGAATCTTTCTTCGAAGCGATCATTGCTAAAGGTGAAGCTTTTGAAAAAGAATTAACAGAAGCAGCTGATAAAAATGAAAAATCATATAAATCTGCAAAGAAATTATATGAATCTTCATTGAAAATGAATAAAATGTTGTTAGAAGCTGTTAAGAAAGCTCAACCTGCACGTCAAATGACACGTTATATGACTCCAGCTCGTCGTGCTTTGGAATCAGTAAGTAAATAATTAAATTTACTTAGAAAATCAAGATCTCCTATATATTTAGGAGATCTTTTTTATTGTTCTATTTATAAGAAACTTACTAATTTGTATTAATATTTCAAAAGGTATTAATATGCAGTATAAATCTAACAGAAGAAAAAAAGTTTATAATAAAAACGAATTTAGAAAAAGATGTCAAAGATTTAAACAAACCCGGGATTATGCAGAATTAGAAAGTCAAGAAAAAGAACACATCTATAAAAGAAAACAAACTAAAAAAACTGAATATACTTCTAAAGCTGTGTCTACTCCTGTTCATAATATACCAAAACAAAGCGTGGAAATAGAACTTTCCACTTTTTTATTACTTATTAAAAATCTAGTTAAAACCAATCAAGTTTCAATAGCAGAATTAAATAAAATATTAGAAGCTGTTAAAGAAGAAAAAGATGGTTTAGTAATAGAAGATCCAAATCATCCAGATAGAGTCTTTCATGTAACTAAAAAAACATCTAAAGGTCAATTAAGAGATCATTGGATGTATTTAATGCGTAATAATCAATTATTTTGTGATATATGTGGTAAACCAATAGATACATTACAAGGTCCAATGAGATTAACTTATGACCACATACAACCTAGATCTAAAGGTGGTAAAACAGATGGTGAAAATGGAAGCCCTGCTCATTCTGTTTGTAATAATGCTAAAGGAAATATATTACCAGAAGTATGGGAAAAAGTTGGTTTAGAAATATTAAATTCTCGTGGAATAGGTGTAGATTTAAATAAAACTATGTATAGATATAGACAAGAATATCAAAGATAAGAATTATAGGCTTGTTTTAATTTAGATCCATAATATTCTACTTGACCTGGACCGTTATATATAGAAGCAAAAGTATTAAAATCTTTATTTTGCAATGCTTTATACATCTTACTATTAGATTTAATAAAATTACACATAGCTAATAACTGATTTCTTTCTGAGACATACATAGCATCTACAAATTCTTTTACAGAATTATAACCACAAGCTTTATAATTAAATCCCATACATTGACCCATTCCCCAACTTGTAGCTAACATTGCACATTCTTCATCTATTTCTGCTGCTTTTAAATACCGATTATATTCATTTAAACCAGTCTTATAATACTGTTTTGTCCAAGTCTTATAACATATCGTAGGATTATTTTTCGCGATTTCTGACGCGTTTTTATGTTTATTTTGAAGGTATTTATAGAATATATGACCTTCTTCTAAAGTAACAGGAATATTAGGATCTTCTTTTAAAAATCCAGACTTACCGCCTGCTTCTACCTTAAATATAGCTTTTAATGCTGCTACTTCTATATTAAACTGATTAGCTAATTCAATAAAATCATTTTCTGTTATAAACTTAGACATAGGTTTTACTTCTATTTTAGGTTTTTGAGATTTGTCAAATATAGATAAAATCCAAGAAAATATATTCATACTATTTAGAACTAAACCAACTGTTCTATAAATAAAAGGATTAAATTTTGGACGAAATATATAATAATGTTTATACTATTAAACAATTAAAATGTATAAAAGATGGTGAAGAACTAAAAATAAAAGATATTAAAAAAGCCATAGCAGTTGGTGGATTTGATGAAATTTATATTTTTGGTATATCTAATAAACTATATAAAGAGCTATTAAGTTATTTAAACGAAGAAGGGTTAAATTATAAGTTATATGGTAGATCTAGAATCGTATTATTTTAAATCGGAAATTTTTTTAAATATATAGTTATTTGTTCATATTCTATTTAATATGAATACAATATTTTTAAGAGATTTTACTTCTGTTATAAAAAAGCATCCAGATAGTTGGAATAAGCCTTGTATACTACCACGTGATTCTGATTGTGGTTCTTATTTAAGTTCTAAAAGTATATCTAAAATAGATCCTAGTTTAAAAGTAATAGAATGGACTAAGAATGGAATCATCCATTGGACACATTTCAATGAAATATTTATTAGTAAACCTACAAAATTATTAGGAAAAACTTATATAAATAATCTAAAGGAGATATAAATGAGTAGGAATAAAGATTTAGATTTATTTATGGTCGATATTTCAGAAGAAGAAATTGCTGAAGCTTTTAGTGATGAACAATGGGAAGAAGATGTAGCAAATGCAGCTTTTTTAGGAGCTGTTTATTTATCTGCAAAAACAAATAAAAATCCAGAAAATCTTATAAATGAAATAGTTACTTATAATATAAATAAACGTTTAAGAAAATTATTCGTAGCTAAATCTAAACCTTTACCGAAAAAATTAACTTGGACCAAATTTACAACGGTTGTAGATGCTTTCTATTTATTAGAAAATTATGTTGCACAAGTAATTATCTTAAAAGAAGCAGAACTTTTTGATAAACCAATTAAATTGGAATTAGAAATTAAAGATAATGTAGAATTACAAGATAAAATTTCTGGTTGGTGTGAAAAATTTCAAACAAAATATCCAGCAATTAAAATTACAGTAAAAAATAAAAACAATACTACTTATAATATAACATTTAAAAATAAATAAAAATTATAATGGAATAAAAATTTGATGTAAACTTGTGTTGTTTATTACAGTACGAATCACACCACCTGGTACACGTAAATAAGATACAGAAAATCCCAATTCATTAAATTGACCATCCATAGATTCAAATAAAGCCAATTGTTTTACTTCATTGATATTAATTTCTGATTTAATTTTTGCTTTTTTTCGATTAAACATTATAATCCCTCCTTTAATATTTCTGTTTTTAAATATTTTAAAATTGTAGAAAAATCATTTACTTCTTCTTGTGATAACAATAATTTTAAATTTTTAAAAATCAAAGTATTATTTGAATCTATTGTATATTTACCATTAACAAATTCACGTAAGTCATCTTTATTAATATAAATTTGACCTTTTTTGTTGTTTATTAATTTGATTCCTGTTTCATCTAAATTTATAACACGCAATGGACTACCTCTTATTTATTATAAATATAATAAATTTTTTAAAAAAGTAAATGGTGAAATTTCCAAAATAAAAAGAGACCAAAAACTGATCTCTTTTATATTTAAAATTACAAACTATTATTAATTTGCACTTGAAGAAACATCTACAGAAGCATCTGCTCCAGTAATTGTTGTATTCAAGATAATACTTTCTGCAGCATATACAGGAGTAATGATAATATCAATTACTAACTGATTATTTGCAATTACGATTGGTGTATTATTTGAATTATCACAAATTACTTTATATCCTGCAATTCCATTTGCACTTAAGATTGTATCTAAGAATGCAGAGAATTGCAATGTGATTTGCATACGTTCATATGGAGTGTTATTTTCAAACAAGTGCCATCTAGCTGCATCACGTAAGATTGTTTCAATATAGATAACTGTACGTGCTACATTGATACGATCTAATGCAGATGGTTTGGCTTGTAATGTTCTTTGACCCCAGTTTACATAACCTGCAACAGCATCTCTAACAATACAGTTAATTTGATTATCTGCATATAATGTTCCACCAACTACACTGTCATAGTATTGTGTTAAACCAGTAGGTGATACTGTTGAAGAAGTTAAGATACCACGATTTGGACCTGCAGGAGCATTCCATGGATCTCCAGCTGCACCAATTAATTTTGCCAAGAAAGCCGATGGACACATTGTAAAGTTTGCACGACCTTGTACTGAATCATAAGTTTTAACCCATGGAGAAGATACCGCACCACGATATGTATTCATACTTAATATATTCTTTCTCCAATCGATAGCATCTTCTGCTTCTACTTCAGACATAGGGATATCGAATAAGCAGAAACAGTCACGACGATATTCAGCAATTTCTAACATCTTATTTTGATAAGAAGTTTCACTTTTATTCGTATAACCGGAGTTCATTAACAAACTTACGTCTGTTGCTGAACGATCACGGAATAATTCCCAACCTGCTAATAAGTCATCAGATGTTGGTTTAGCACCAGATTGACCACCAATTAAAGTGATTGGCATATCTTTAACTGTTCCTACAGTTGGTTCTAATACTTCACCTTCATCTTCATCTAAACTTGCTAATAAGTTAGGATTTACATAAGCTTTAATATAATCAGATGTACCATTGATCAAATCTTCAATGTACATAGAATTATTATAATTATCTTTAGCTGGATACAATGTACAATACTGATATGTTTCAACGTTTTGTACTAATTTACCTTTGGTTACATAAACATCTACTTGGAATGTTCTTTCATTTGGAGCTGGATATCTTGCAATTTTAGCAAAAGAAACATCTTGTGGAATTTCTTTTTCTGTTGCATCATATTCAAATGAAACTGTTTTAACTTTAGCATCAACATCTGTAACTACATACAAATTATTTTGTGCACTTTGTGCTACACGTGTAATAACTACTTTATCACCAACGGTTAAACCATCTAATACTTTGTTATTTACATTGTGTACTGTACCTGTATAAATTTTACCTTCTTTTAATACATAGGTAATACCATCGGATACATATGCTTTATTTTCATTAATTGTACTATCTGTTAATCTAACTCCAACTTTTAAATTGTTTGGATTATCAGCAACAAAAATCAAAGCATCATCTAAATCTAAATTTGTAAATGAAGAAATGTTAACTTTAGCACCAGTTCCTCTTTCTTCTTCTTCTTCTTCAGTTACAGTAGCATCAGCATATTCTAAGTCTAATGGATTTTCTACTTCTGCTGTACTTGAAAGACCATTTTCCATTAAAGAAACTGATTTAATTTTACCTGTATTTTCCATAACTAAAGTTACAGTAGCACCTTCACCGCCTTCACCACTTTCTTCATCATCTGAACCACGAGAAATGACAGGGACTGGACCAACAATTTCTTTTGGGAATAAACCACCGTCTACTAATCTTACAGCTAATAATCTACCATCAACATCTTCTGGATCTGTAACAGCTGTAAATTGAGCAGCGATACCACCTTCATAAATAACACTTAATGGTTCACCATATGTATAACCAGAACCGGTATCTTCAACTAAAGCATTTACTACAGTAAATTCACTTTCTAATTCTGTAACTTTTACTTTAAGTGGTTTAACATCTAATTTTGCTACTAATTCATCGCCTAAAGCATATTTAGATCCAGCTTCTGCTAATTCAAAACTTTTTGTAGAATATTCTCTTTCTACAAACAATGCAGAAGGATCTTCTTCTTTTTGAACATTTTCAATTTCTTCTACATACCAACCAAATCCTCTCGGAGCAGTTGCACTTTTTGCAGAAGGAATTTTAATAGATGCATACATAGCATCATCTGGTTCATGCTTATCTGGATCACCTTTCTTAACAGTACGTACAAAATAATGACTGTCAATAGATTCAGCAGCTACGGCTAAAGAATAACCAGCATAACCATATTTAGCTGAATTTAAAGCACCAAATTTAGAAGTATAATCTTTAAGTGAAGATATAAATGTTGGAATATTAATTGGGCCAAATTCTGCTTCGCCAACATAAGCGCAAGAAGTTACTGAATTTGTAGCAACCACGCCTGATAAATCGATTATATTCGCATACACATTAGGCCATTTATAGTTTGCCATTCTTTAAATCCTTATTCTATATTTGTTTCTAATATAAATCTAGTTATATATTAGAACTTCATTGGTTTTATATTCTTAGTATTTTATAATTTTTATGTATTATAAAACCTATCATATAGAACTTATATGATAGGCTAATTTGTAGTGATTTTAAATTTTAAATTTATTTGTTTATGATTGCTTCTGAAATGATACGTTTTTCGATTTTATCTAATGTTTCTGCATCCATTTCAACAGCTTCTAATAAACTATCGATATATTCAGCTCTCACAGATTCTTTTGTATTACTAATTTCATCAGTACTCCAGAAACTACTTGCAGTTGGATATTCTTCTGTAATAATTTTTAAAGTTGAAGCTAAATCAAAAGTTGGACCACATTCTTCAACTTCTTCTTTTTCTTCCTCTTTATCTTCTTTAACTTTATCATTTGATTTATGTTTATTTTTATCAATAGAGTGTAATCTATTTTCAGAGTCTAAAGTAAACATAGGAACAAACTTATTGTTTTGAAAGAAACCAATTGGACCTTCTACAGCTATTGTGCCTGTTTCTGGATCAATTAATCTTCCTGTTTTAGGATCGCGCTTATAATAATCAAGAACAGCTTCAGCTAAAGATTCTTTAACACTTTCTTTTTCTTCAGAAGTATCTTCACCTGTTTGAGTTTCTTTTTCACCTTCTTCGAAATCTTTTTGATAACCAGGTAATTGAGATAACAGTTCTGTTAATTGACCTAAATGCTTTTTTTCTTCAGCAATAATATCATTAATAACAGGTTCCGCTAAATCTTTTAACCATTGTTCAGACGAAAAAATTAAGTCACCAATTTGTGTATATTGATTAATAGCATCTGTTTCAGCCGCAACGGCAGTTAGTATACCTTCTTGTGCAAGCTTAGTGACATCTTGTTCTTCACTAACTTGATGATCTAAAGGATTAGCTGCCATACCTTCTGTTAAAGTATGCTTAGGAATAAATCTAGCCATTTTTATTTTCTTTATTTATCAAATTTATAAGAATTACCATCTTTCTTTAATACAACTTTTTCATCTGTATTTGTATCAATTTCTAAGGTAGCCGGTAAATCTTTTTCATCGATGTTTTGAATTGCATATGATGGTTCTTCATTAGCATCTACGTTTTTAACAATGCTTAATGCTGGTGCTAATTCAGGTTTAACTGCGTTTTTAACTGCATTTAAAACATCGCTTGCATTTAAACGTTTATCTGGATTATAACTTAAATTACCTGCATAATCAGATTCTGCTAAAACACTTTCCATAGCTTTTTTTCTACCTGCAGGTGCTTTAAATCCACCTTTCAATATTGCTAAAATCTTTTCAGCTTCTGGATTATCTAAAGAAATACCTGCTTTTTGTAATAATGCAGCATCTCTTTTACTCATAGCTGGAGCAGCAGGTTCTTCAACTGGAGCTGGTGCATTCGTATTTCCATTTAAAAAGTTATGAAATTTACCTAAAACATCTTGTTGCCATCTACCATCAAATGAATTTAAAAATGCATTTGTAAATGCTCTACGACCCGCTTGATAATTTTGTGAAAACTTATCTAATAAATCTTCACCTGGAACTAAATTAAATTCAATAGCAGCATTACCTAATTTTTTATTCAATCTTGCAGCTACGTTTGCGCACATTTCTTCAGATGGATTATGAATCAATTCTTTTTGTGCTTCTTCATTACCCGGTGCCAATTCTACAGCAGCAGCAATTACAGCTTTTCTATATTCTGGATCACCACGATTTGAGTTATTATATTGTTTCCAATCTGCAACTAAATCTTTATCTGCAAAGTTTTTTCTAACATCGTCTGGAATTGCTGTTTTACCAGAAGTAATATCATTAATACTATTTCTTAATCTACTTGCTAAATGAGTTGCATATTTACCTTTATCTGGTTTATCATCTGTAAAACCTGGCCAATAATTAACTATTTCTTCAAGATTTTCTTCATCTAAACTACTTTCACGAACACCACACAATTCGGGAAATTCATCTGAAAGATCCATACCAAGATCTTCAGCAACTTTTAATATAGTAGATATAACATAATTTTTTTCAGAACTAGTTAGACTTGGATCATTCATAACATAGTTAATTCTATGAACTAATTGATCTTTTGTCCAATGAACTTCGCGAGCTTCACCTAAACTTTCTAATAAAGCTTTATCTTTTTTTCTTAAAATACTTTCAATAATATCACCGATATTATGTTCAGGTTCATCTTCACATTCTGGGCATTCTTCACCACCTAATCTAACAAGGTCTTCTAAAGCTTGACCAGCATTGGTTGCAGCATCATCACCTAAAATAGAAACAACTGTTACTTCAGCTTCTGGAGCTTCTGAATTAAAATCATTATCATTAGCCATTTTAGCTGTATTAACTAAGTTTTCTTGATCTGTAATTTCTTCTGGTGCAAATTCACCTGGATTAGCATTAGCCATACCCATTTCATCAAAAGATGTAGAATTATTTGCAATTATTTCTTTTGAGCTTTCAATGCCTTCTTTCATCAAGAAAGGTTTAGCTGCTTCAAATAACTGATCTCTAAAAGTCATTTTATTTATCCTTATTAAATACTTTTTTATATTTATACGGGTTTTTATAAGCTTCTTTCTTTTCACGCTTTTTATTTTCTTTATTATAACGATCCATAAAGCTTACGAATTCACGATAAGTCATTTTAGGTAATGAAATATCCCCCATAGATATATCCTTTAATCGTTTATATTTAGAACTATATATATTTTAAAATATTATAACTGTTTAATTTTTTGTAAAGCCTGGGCAAAGAACTACTATCTTGCCATTTTTAGCTTTTCCATACATAGCAGCTTTTGGTTTACCCGAATTAATCCAATGTTCTACTAAATTAATATGAAAATGGTTATGTACATTTTTAGATTCTGTAAAGAAATGGCAAGAGCAAGATTTAGGTTTAAGAGTTACATACGTAGATTCAATTAATACTCCACGTATTTTTTCATCAATCCAATAGCCTTGTACTTCACCTTCTATAATATTTTCCCTAATTGTATACATGCATATATCCTAGTTAAAATATAGAACTAATAAAAAATCCCTAGCTCTTTAAAAACTAGGGATTTATTTCTATTTAAAACTTAATTAAGCTTTAAAATAACGTTTTGTGAAGCGTTTTTCTGCACCAGATTCAACGATCCAGTTATCAGCATCAACACCACTTTCTTTAACACAAACTGTTTTACCCAATTGTGTATCAAAGATACGACAACCTTCAGCCAATGTACGTGTGCCAAATGAACCAGCAATTTTAGCAACTGTAGATTCAGACAATTTAGCAGCTTGTAAAGATTCAACCATTTTTACATAATCTGCACCAGACATTTCAGAAGATTCATAACAAGCTAAAGCTTCTTCAACAGCATCTGTCATTTCAGCTTCTTCACCATCTAATGGTTCATCCATCAAAGGTTCAGCATCTGCAGAAACATTATTCATATCTTCTGCTGAATCAAATTCAGAATCAGGATAAATTACACCTGAATTTGTAGCTTTATCAAAATAACCTACAACTTTTTCACCTTTCAAAGCAATTGTTTTTTCACCAGGTTGAATTGCTCCACCTAATTCTGTAACACGTGCTTCAAATTCACCATAGTCCATGAATGGTTCTGTAGCAATAGGATTTTCAGAAACAGTAGCCATATCAATTGGAGCTTCATCTTCTTCATCAACTAAGATTGATTCACATTTTAAAGATTTTGTGAAAGTAATTGGATTAGCTGCAAATTTTTCGAATTTAGATTCTACTGATTCTTTTTTAGCAACTGTACATTCACCAACTTCAACTTCAGCTTTATCTTCATCTTCTGCTGCGTCATCAGCTGGAGCTTCGTCAGCCATTTTACCAATAACATCATCAACTGGTTCGCCACCTAATACTGTATCAACAGCATCTTTAGTTACGAATTCAACATCTGATAATTCATCAGAAGAAACTACTGTATCAGCAATCTTAGAAGCCAAATCTGCATCTGCAATAACAACTACTGCAGCTGCATTAGATTTAACAGCCAAATCACCTTCTGGTGTAGCGCCTAAATCGACCATATCACCTTTTTCTAATTCAACATCGCCTTCGTCTGTTTCCAAAATCAATTTTTTAGAAACAACCCAAGCCTTTGATTCACGTAATTTTTCGCGGGCTAAACGAGCGGCTAAACGATTAATATATTTTGCCATTTTATGTTTTCCTTATTTTTAAGTTTAAATTTATAGTTTATCAAGACTTGTGTATAACGAAAGACAAACTAGTAATCTATTAATATAGAACAGTATATTTTAAAGAATTTTATTTTGTAATGATTATTTTTTGATATCTTTCTTCGTTTTTGACCTTCAAATTCATACGGATCATCTCTATAATCTCTGAAGGAACAGCATTATCTGTCATAGCGGCCCAGATATTGACA